CAAGCCCCTTTACATGTCGCCATACGCCAAGCTGATGCTGCACGCCGTGAGCGGCGGCACATGGGGCAACGCATCGGAGCTGCGCCAGATGGCCGAGGTAATGGAGAACCTACAAGGCGATCTCGCCTCGATGATTGCCGGGCGGTGCGGGATGAAGAAGGACGAGGTGCTGGCCAAGTACTTCGACGAGAAGGACCACTGGATTTCCGCACAGGAAGCACTCTCGATGAAACTCATTGATGGCATATACGATATGGACGGCGAGGCGGTGAACGCTGGCTCGACCGATGAGATATATACATATTTCAACAACAGGCTGAGAAATCAGCCACAAAGCAAAGACAAAGGAATGGCATTATTAGAATCATTGAAGGGCATCCCCTCGTTCGCCAACTTGGCCGACGAGAATGCCGTACTCGCGCACGTTCGCGAATTGGAGAACAAGGCCGCCAAGGCCGATTCCCTAGCGCAAGCCGTGGAGGGCTACAAGAAGAAACTGCAGGACATTGAGAACAAGGAAATCGCAGCCGTCGTGGATAAGGCGATTGCCGAACATCGCATCATCGCCGAGCAGAAGGAAGCCTTTATGGCGTTGATGAAAACCGACCGCGAGAACACGGAGAAGTTGCTTGCGAGCATGAAGGCACGTCCCTTCCGCCGCATAGTAGACGAACTCAGGGATGAGACCGGTTCGCCTGCGAACTTGGCCGGCAAAAGCTGGGACGAACTGGACAAGGCCGGCAAGCTATCGGAGCTGCGCAATGCGGACTTCGAGACATTCAAGGCCAAGTACAAGGAGAAGTTCGGCCTCGACTACAAGGAATAGGACGACATTATAACAACATTAAAACAGCAATAAAATGGCATTGAATATCAGTATTTGGCAGACCACGCTTGTCGAGAACCTCTACCCCGACAACAGTTTCGCCTCAAAATCCGTGGACGACTCCGCATTCGTGAGTGCCCACAAGGTTATCATCCCCAACGCCGGCGCGCCCTCGAAGGTGCAGAAGAACAGAACGGTGAAACCCGCATCGGTGAACCAGCGCACAGACAACGATTTGGAGTACGAGATCGATGAACTAACTACCGACCCCATCTACATTCCGAACATCGACATGGTGGAACTATCGTATGACAAACGCACTTCCATCATCAGCAACGATCGGGCTCAGCTACAGAACACTGCGCACGAGAACCTGCTCGAGCGTTGGGGTAAGGGCGTGCCTGCGTCCAACGTGCTGCTTACCACCGGCACAACGGAGCGAAATGCTCACACTTCAGATACGGCCACAGGTAAGCGCAAGCGCATTACCAAGGAAGATCTGTTGGCCATCATGACCCGAATGGACGCAGACAACGTACCCGAAGAAGGGCGTTACCTGCTGCTTGACGCCTACATGTACGCCGACTTGTTGGCCGACCTCTCTGAGAGCGACAAGTGGATGTTCCAAAATTCTGCAAACATGCAGACAGGTGTATTGGGTAATCTTTACGGGCTCAACATCATGAAGCGCAGCAAGGTTCTCCGTGTGAAGACCGACAAGACGCTGCTGCCTTGGGGTGAGGAAGCCATTGCTGGAGAGCTGGCCGCAGCTTTGGCTTGGCACGACAAATCGGTGAGCCGTGCTCTTGGAGAGGTGAAGATGTTCGATTCGACGAACAATCCGATGTATTATGGCGACATCTATTCGTTCTTACTCCGCACAGGCGGCTCCGTTCGCCGATACGACAAGAAAGGCATCTACCTTTTGGCCGAGGCAGCTAAATAAGAAAGGATTGGCGTATGTTACCAAGAATTAAGATACAATTTCTCAACGGCCAGCTGGGTACCGTGGGCGAGAGCCCCGACGGCCTGTTCGCCCTGGTGTGCGGTGCATCTGCCGTTACCACGAAAATGGAATTGGACAAGGCCTACACCCTGCATTCGTTCGATGAGTTGGCCAAGCTGGGCGTTATCCCCGAGAACAACCCCCGCCTGCATAAGCACGTGAAGGAGTTCTATACCGAGGCCGAGGAGGGTACGAAGCTCGTCATCTTCCCTGTGGACAAGACGAAGACGTTCACCGAGCTGCTCGATAAGGACACGGGCGTTGTCAAGGAACTCGTTACGGCGCAGAACGGTGCGTTGCGCGGCATATTCGTTGCCGGCGACGGACGCGAAGCCACCCTTACCACCAATGGGCTGGATGAGGACCTCTTCACCGCCTTGCCCAAGGCGCAGCAGCTGGCCGAATGGGCCACGACGCAGCTCTACGCCCCGCTCTTCATCGTCATCGAGGGGCGCGGCTACAAGGGCGGTGCGGTGAAAGACCTGCACGGCGAAGCCTACAACCGCGTGGGCGTGCTCATCGGCGACACGGTGAAGGCATCCGAGGGTGCGGCAGTGGGCGTAATGGCCGGGCGACTGGGCTCCGTACCCGTGCAGCGCAACATCGGCCGCGTTAAGGATGGTGCGCTGAAACCAGTGGCCATGTACCTGGGTGACAAGCCTGTGGAAGAGAACGCCTCGGCCGTAAGCGACCTATACGATGCCGGCTACATCACCCCGCGCAAGTACGTGGGCAAGGCCGGCTACTTCTTCACCGACGACCGCCTGGCGTGCGTCCCCACCGACGACTACGCCCACATCACCGCGCGGCGTACCATCGACAAGGCCTACCGCATCGCCTATGCCGCACTGCTCGACCTGATGTTGGACGAACTCCCCGTGAACGAGGACGGCACGCTGCAGCACGGCATAATTATGGCTTGGCAACAGATGATGGAGAATGCCGTCAACCGCGCCATGACGGCGCAGGGAGAACTCTCCGCAGATGCCGAGGGTGCGGGCTGCAAGGCTTATATCGACCCCAAGCAGAACGTGTTGGCCACATCTAAGGTGGAACTCACGCTAAAGGTGCGCCCCTTCGGATACGCACGCTACGTGGACGTGAAGCTGGGATTCCAGGTTGAAACGGCAGGTAAGTAACATTTCGTGGGTGGGCATCGCGCCCACTCACCTCACACTTCAAACTAAAAGGCAATGTTCAACAGCAGAGAATACGAATGGGCGGACATCTCCGTGGTGATGGGCGGACGGCCCGTTACCGGCATCCGTGGCATCAAGTACAACATTAAGAAGGAGAAGGAGCTGCTCTACGCCAAGGGCAACCGCCCGCACGCAGTGCAGAGTGGCAACTACGACTATAGCGGCGAGATAACGCTGTTGCAGAGCGAATACCTCGCCTTGCGTGAAGCCGCCAAGGGCGACATCCTCGCAGCCCAGCTTGACGTGGTGGTTGCTTATGGTAACCCTACGCATGGCGACGCCATCAGCACCGACATACTAGTGGGCGTGGAGTTCACCGAAGATAACACAGAGTGGAAGCAGGGGGACAAGTTCCAAGAGAAGACCATCCCCTTCGTTTTCATCGATAAGAAATAGGCGTAAAACCAAACACCGAGATTATGAAATATACGAAACAACAGATAGAGGAGTGGAAAGCCAAGCACGGCGAACTCTTCGAAATAACTGTCGAGGGTAAGAGCTGCATCCTGCACCGCCCCACGCGCCAGGACCTGAGCTACGTCAGCGTGCTCAAAGACCCCATCAAGATGAGTGAGACCATGCTCAACCAACTCTGGGTGGTGGGCGACGAAGAAATTAAGACCGACGACTCGCTCTTCCTGGCGGCCATACAGAAGATGCAGGACGTGTTGGAGGTTAAGGAGGCTGAGATAAAAAAGCTTTAGAGGATGCCGAGGTGGACGTGTCCGATGGGTTCGACATCCTCTTCTTCAACACCGTGATGCGCTACTACCTGCACCTCGACCCCGATACGCTTTCGGACGAGGAGTGGGCGCATACGTACAAGTATTTGGGCGAAATAAGGAAAGCAGAAGCAAAAGCGAAAAGCATAGATGGATAATGTTTTGAAATTCCTCATCAAACTCAACGCCGATAAGGGTAATGTCGTATCGGTAGCAAGAGAGACGGAGCGGCAGCTCGACTCCATCAACC